GCCTTCCAGGCGTAAACCCCACGCACCACGTTTCCGGGATGCGTGAGGGGGAGAACCGGGCGTGATAGCACGCTAGCCCGGTCCATCTGCAGCCATGCGTGCGGCTGCGTGTTGCTGTTGTTGTTGACTCGGCTACTACAGTAGAATCGTCCGCTTACCCCACTACTGTGTAGCCTACAGATACCGCCGTGTCGTGCGTGGCTGGTTGCTAGGCAACCACGCATGATCGACTTCCTGGTGCGCATGCCGCGCGTATGCAACCCCGTAGCCGTTGGCTACCGGACATAGCGCACCGTTGTCATCGGCCCTGAGGCCGACCGTCCAGCGGAGTTACCCGCTGTATTGAATCTAGGTCGTTGGCATCATCGACCGTAGCGTAACCTTGCTGACGTACTTATCAGGGTTGTCATGTACCCCGGCCTGTGGCGAATTCCTGGAGGGAAACTTCGCAGTCGCTGCATAGTTACCAAGCCGCCTGTCACGCCTGGATCCACGCCGAAGCGCAGAGCCGAACGCAACCACGTACTACTACGGTAGGACCATCGCGCACCTGTCTGCCATGCAGAGGAGCAACGCGATAGCCGCCATACGGTATCTGTCGGTGGATAGCCTGTAGTACCTTTCGATCGTTGGCGAGCATGGCCTGGCGCTACTCGCTGTTTCGATATGAGTACTTTGCTCCTAGCGCGGTCTAGCCTCCACAGGGTAGCCGCCCCGCTCCACTGTCGCATAGTGGTAGCGGACTACGAATGGGGTCGGTGCCGTGTTGGATCGGCACTTGCGTGCCTTGCACCTACCTTCATGCTCCCGCATGAATGTCCCACCCATTCGCATCTAGGGTTCCGAGGCTCCCGCGCTTCGCGTGCCCATGTCTGGGCGGCGGGTCCCTAGCCGGAGCCGCTGTCCCCAGGTTGAAGTCGGCCTTTGGGATGGCATAGCGCCATCCTAGGTTCCGGTTCACCACCTGCGGGTCGGTCTCTACGACTACTCGGTTCTATGTCGTGGCAATCGGCGCCGCTCGCGGTTAGGCGGGCGGGCCGTAGGGGTTACTTGGCGGCGAGGGCTTCGCGGCACGCCTTCTCGGCCTGCGCACCCGTCTCGGGCGCGAACACCATGGACACCACGGTGTCGAGGGTGATGGCGCTGCCGTCGGCGCGGTTGCCGACGACCTTGGTCAGGTCGAGGCCCTTGACCACGCGGACCAATTGCGCCTGCCACGCCATCGCTTCCGCAAGGACGGCCTCAGCGGCGAGTAGTTGGGCCTCGGTTGCGTGGCCGCGAAGGTAGTCGGCCTCGATGCGGCGCTTGCGGTTGCCGGCGAGGTGGACGACGCGGCCGTTGCCCTTGCGGTCGAACCACTCGGCCATGAGCGCCTTGCCGAACGTGCCGATGGCAGCGGCGGCCTTGGAGGTGACCCACGTGGTCACGGTGGACGCCCTCGCGGTGTGGGTCAGGACGACGGACGGGAGGGCGACGGTGCTGGAAGCGGTAGCGGTCATGAGATAACTCCTGCTGCTGAACGCAGCATACGGGGTGAATGTCCCGCAACGTGCGGGTACACTAGTAGATGCGCGGACGGGCGGTGGGGTTCACACGAACTCACACTGGAAAAACAACAATCAGCACTTTTATCAGAATTCTGATACGGAAAGCCCGGCAGCTACTATACTCCTGAGCACTTTCTTTATTTCCTCTGTATTATTTCCTACTTCCAGAACGCTATCGCTTATTTTATACTTTGCTCCAGGCTTAACATCCCAATCAACGCGTGGTCTTTTTATTGCTTTCTCATTTTTGATCTTCATATACACGCTATTAACAGAAACAGCATCCTGTCTTAATAAATCTTTATCTTCCTCTGTTGCATTTTCAAGAATGAACAAGCATCTATGAACTGTGTCATGCGAAACACTTGCTTGTTCCGCAATTGATTTGTAGACATCAAACTTCTTACCAACAATGATCTTATTCTTTTGTGAATTTTTAAAACTATCTAGGCCTCCCTTGTAACGCAAGAACAGCTCCACTTTTTCAAATGAACTTAGGTTGCGTCGTATAAGCTGGTTATTTAACATGAAGTCTTTCACTGCGTCTATATCAGGAAAGCTCATTTCCTTTGTAGTAAAAGATATCCCATGTTCTAGGCAGATTTCGTATCGATTGTGCCCATCAACAATGGTGTTTTTTTCTTTCCAAACAACCAGAGGATCTCTACATCCGTTTTCAACAATGTCTTTGGCAAGCATTCGTTTTTGTTTTTTGCCAAGTGGATGTATGAAATTTTTTAGGTCGCTGATGATACTAAATTGAGGAGTTTTATTAGCTCTAAAATTTAAAATTATCTGCTTGATTGGATTAACTAATGCTGTCATTACAGCTGGTGGTATTCCTGAACATCTATGGTATTGCATTCCTAAAGAAACATCTTCTGGAAAAACAAACCAGTCTGGAACTCCTTGAAGTCTTAAACATTCTCTTGGAGTCCATCTTCTTGGCATTTTATTTACATCTTGATTTTCCGTTATTCGAACATCATAGTTTGGCGGCTCTGGATAGAGAGTAAGGTGTCTGTCAGAAGAAATAACAGTATACGCTGGTTGATCCCATTGCCTTTGTTGATTTCTCATTACCCATCGCGGAGAAAATCCCCCTTTATAATACTCACAATGATTTGGTATTTGACATAGCTTATCTTTAATATCCCACACAGCATCTCTAATTGTTTTTCTATCTTTTTCTGGAATTGGATCAGGAAACACATATTCCTCTTTTATATCAGATCTTATTCCAACTATAAAGAAACGAATTCTGTTTTGAGGTATTCCATATTCCCAACAATCAAGTTTTTTGCTATATAGTTTATAACCAGCTTCGGTAAAAGACTTTTTAAGCAAGTCAAGATCGTCTTTAAATTTTTCTGCTGTTATGCCACCGACGTTTTCAATTAAAAAAGCCAATGGCTTAATTTCATTTACCATTCTCCAAAAGTGAAAAGCTAAATTGCCGGTTTTTTCATTTTTAAATCCATCTCTTCTACCGGCTGTGCTAAATGACTGACAAGGAAAGCCACCAGCAATTATATCAGCATATGGAACATCCCACGAGTTTACGCAAGTTATGTCTTCTACCCTTGCTTTATGGGTATGATTGTGGTTATAAGAAGCAACTGCTTTTTCAGATATATCTGAGCTATAGACTATATCGTAACCAGCATCTACTAATCCAATAGCTCCTATTCCAGCACCACAAAACATATCTATTGCTGTTGGTTTATAACTGTGCTTTTCTACACTCATTTATTATTTCCTTGTATATTACCTGTAGCCATGAACCATAAGACATTGATTTTTTTATAATCTCTTCTTCGCGAGCAGTATCAATTATAGACTCTTTGTATTGTTTTGCTGATATTGCCAAATTTCTACGCGACACTAGCAGACTACATATCTTATTATCGATAGAGTCTATTTCATCTCGTATTGTTTTTAATTTTTCTTTACTATCCATGAGGCAAAACCCAAAGACTTCCATGGCCTTGATATTATTTCAAATCCTACTGACTTAAGCTTTTCTTCTATTTCATTTTCTGTGTGGTCAACCATTAATGGTTTTATTGCTTGTTCTTTTTCTAAAATTTCACTTGCGGTAAAATATAATGATTTAAAATCTCTTAGAACTTCAGAATTAATTTTTTCCTCAATCCCAGTTGAAGATATTGTTTTTTCAAAAATTATAAAACAACCACCAGTATTCATTTTTTCATAGACTCTACGATAAACATCTGCTCTTGGAAATTTAATAAAATTATTTGTAAAGGCAGAAATTACAAAATCAAAACCGCTTTCATTGTATGTCATGAAATCTTGTTTTTTACATTCTTGACAATTGAAAGCCTCTTCATAGTCTATACCAACTATGCTTGCATTTTTTGCTACAGTTTTTAATTTCTTGATCAAGCGTCCAGAGCTACATCCTATGTCTAAAACTCTACATCCATCAAAATTAAAATATTTAAAATATGAAAGAATAAAATCATCTACAAAACTAAAACATGGAATTGAGCTATTAATATGGTTATCAAAATCTTTTACAAAAGGAAATTTGCTCATCGCTCACCCTCCCAAAGATGCCATTCTGATATGGTCGTATCAACGCCAATATCTTTTGCAATATCGTTATAAACCCCAAGCACTGTTTTTGAATTTCTTTTATTAAAGCTAGAATCTATGATTTGATCATGAAGCTCTCTTAAACCAGATTCAATTTGTAATGGACTGTTTTTTCTTATCCACTTTCCTCTCTTCCAAAAATCTGGAAATGCATTTATTGCAACTGCTTTTTGAATTGGCTTATGCATTTGATCATATGTAAGATTTAAAAGAAAACCGCCAACAGTATACTGAGCGTATAAATCCCAAAGCTTTACATTAAAATGAGAAGACATTTTAACAACACTAGCATCTGAAGCTAAATAATCGTTGTCTTTTTCAAATCTAAACTTTCTAAAAGCTTCTTCGCCTTCTGTTTTATATGTTATCTCCCCCTTTCTATTTGTGCCATATAGTCCATCCGCACTCATCCCAATGATTGCTGAATCGTGTCCGTCTTTTTTACATGCTGATGACAAATAAAGCCATGGGTGCGCACATTGTATATGAGCTTTTGTTGTTCTACGACATATTTCAATAATTGATTTTATATCCGATATTAATTTATCAAAATTTTTTGGTATCTCTATTAAATTTAGTTTTAATCCAAACTCTTTAGAAATTTCTTTTGTGATTTTTACATCTCTGCTTTTTACACCCTCAACATAAAAAGTATAAAGATCTGGTTTTTTACCACACTCTAGCATAGCGGCTAATATTGTTGCAGAATCAACGCCGCCAGAAAACATCAATGCGTTTTCTTTTCTTTTTTCGATTTCAGAAATTATAATTTTTTTAAACTCCAGGCTCACATTCATTTTTAATTTTCCAACTCTTTCCAGTTTTTATATTTCTTATAGCTGATGAAGAGACATCAAATCTTGACGCAATCACATCATCATCAAATCCCATCTCTATCATTTTCCTTATCTCATCCACGTTTGCCTGTGTTAGTTTACTAAACCGTGAATTCTCCCCTGATATCCGGCTTAAATCTCTATTTTCTGTCTGTTCAGCTTTTGTTGCGTATCGTAAATTAGCCAAAGTGTTGTTTGTACGAACTCTATCGATATGATCAACACTCATTTCCTCTGGACATTCGCCTACAAAGACCTCCATTACTAAACGATGCACAAATATTTTCTCTGCTCCAGTGCCCATGGGCTTTCGCATTACTACAAACGCGTATCCTTCTGTGTCGATAAAAGGATCAATAGTTCTTGGGGGTTTTGAGTGTATCCTACCACGGTTAAAAACAGGTCGCGCCTTTTCACGGACGCGACCTTCGGTGCTGACTTCGTAGTTGGGATTACGGGCTAGTGCTTTCCAGGTTTCCACCCATTATTATAGTATTATGCAAGCTCTGTTTTAAAACATACATTACATTGGCAATACGAAAGCATCCACTTGCACGCTTCCTCAATCAATAAATTTACTTTTTGCATATCAGTTTGACCATTAAACAGTGGTCTATTTAAGACATCTATGTAGCGATTTAAATAACTAATTAGTTTTAGTTGCCAAGTGCTTTTTCCGTTGTCCCTAAGAATTTTTAAATCATTTAAACATTGCTTCATGCATGTACTAATATTCCAAGCAACATAAGCAAATGCTCGTTCTACTAAAATTTCATTTGGGGTTGGTGGACCCATATCCAAAATATCAGAAAGCTTGCTTAGTGATTTAAATTTCTTTTTCATGTTAGCAAAGTAGTGAAGTTATATAAAGTCGCAATGCTGCTTGCTGTTGAATAGCGTCAAGAGCTGGTCTTATTGCGATTAGACCTAACCAGTAACTATAAATTTTCTGCATGTTCTCTGGTTTTTTTGCATTTTTACATAAATTACGCTCACCATCAATATTATTTATTATTCTTTTAAATTCTTTGTTTTCAGACCACTGGTATGGATTTTGTGTTGGCACATTGTCCATAGGCATAGAAGGTCGTAAATTCACAGCAGCAGACAGCTTGTTAAAACATCCTGTGCAATTTTCTTTTAGCCAATTAATTATTTGCGCATGCGTCAAAGCGCTAATTTCTAAATTATTTGGTTGAACGTTGTTGTTGGGCGGCAATAAAAATAAACTATCCAAAACTGATGTTTTTAAAGTCTCCTCCCAAGTTCCAAGCAAAAATGTTTCAGACTCTAGACACTTTTGTAAGCACTCTGATTCTTTAATGATAACAGAAATATCTTTAATCATTTCATCTATCTTCATGCTTTCCGCATTATAAAAAGACAGATCTTCGTACCACTCACCCATGGCTTTTGACACAGAAGGCTGCGCGTGTACAGCAGCTGCCAATTTATTTAAAAGTAGATCAAAAGAGTTTGCTTTTTTGCTGTTGTACTTTACAAACTTAAGATATATTCTCCTTGCCCGTGCTTGCAGTCTGTCCTTTTGAGCCTGAGACAGGAATTTAGCCTGTGGAATTCGCGCAATCGCGTTAAGTATGTGTGCACGGTCAAATTTTCCGTCCGCGTCCTTGTAAGGAAAGTGACGTAGTGAACGAGGTTTGGTTTTACCTTCGGAATCTTTTTTCCCACCAGCTTCGATATAAAGAAAAGCAGAGTCAGGAAGATTATTCTTGTATCGTGTGGTCCACTCGGCGCCTTTGGAAAAGTTTTCCATATTTATAAATACACAAGCCCTTAAACAGAGCCGTTTTGTATTGCCCTTTCTATTGATTCACGCGTCCATCCTTCGGTCTGTATGCCAAGCGCCCCCGCTAGAGCCAAAACAGCAACAGCCAGTGCTGGCGCCGCTGTTCCACCAGAAGCCGCAGCTGCAACTGCCGCCGCTATGGCTAGGCTTATAAGAACAGTTATTTTTATTGTTTCTTCATTTTCTCTCATGAAAGCACCAACAGAAGATACAAAGGACGAAATGGCGTTTCTCGCCCCGCCGATACTGTCTATCACGACACCACCAATACCAAGTACGTATGTCGAAACTCGATCCCATAGGTCTTGGCATGCTTTTTCGCGCTGCTCTGGTGTTGCACCGATAGTATTAAGGAAGGTGTTTATGTCAGCCCATGTTAAGCACAAGTCAGCTAGTTGAGCGTCATCAAGACGTTTAAGTCTTATTTTCATAAAACGAACCAATTGTTCCTCAAAATCAATATTTGCAGATGGTGCAATTCCCAATGAGGAAAGAGCCTCAGAAAGAGCATTAGCCAAAATAACTCCAAAATGATTTACAAAGCTTTCCATATTGGAACTCCAAAAATTAGTAAGAAATCTAAATCTTTTGAGTATTTCGTCAACCTCACGACTAAAACTTTTAAACGCGTCGCTACATAATACGTTTATAAGCATAGACCAAGGTCCGCTGTTATCAACAACTCTTTGTCCAGCCGTTATTAACGCAATCGCATCAGCAATCCAACCAAAAGCAGATCTATTTATTACTCTTTGAAGCGACTGAAGAGCAGACATAAATCTAAATATATCTCTTGGTATATCTGCGCTAGTTTTAGTCTGGTCATTTATTGTCGGCACGCATTCCATAAAAGAAATAAGAGCCTGCTGCCATGTTGCGCTTGATTCAATTCTGCGCACACAGTCTTTTTCTGTTACAACAATGGACTCCTTTGCCGATGGATCCGCCTGCTCGTAAACCTCAGCTTGTTTGTTTAAAGCGGATATAAATCTGTAGTTTAGTTCTTTTTTCATTTTTTATCCAATTGTTATTCCGTACCCCGAAAGCTCTTCTTTGGTTGGCGGCTTCTGACCAAGTAGAACAAAACCAGCTATAAGAATAGCTAAAATAGGACCAGTAACGGGAGCGCTCGTTCCTCCGCTAGCCATAGTTATTCCTAGCGCTGCAAGCATCGCTATAATGAGTGCGCCTCGCAAATCAACCGATGCAAGTCCCTGCGAAAGAACAGCAGATCCAGCTTGTAACACAGACGAAACTTTCTCAAATTCAGCCATTATTACCGTAACTAGTGTTGCTGCTTCTTCTTCAGTCATTTGGGCTATTGTTGAACAAAAAGCGTTTGTGTTGCTTCGTCCACCCATTAGCAGATCGCTCAAAAATTGATTAAATTGTGGACTATTAAATACAGAACGATTAAATGAATAAAAAGTTTCACCTAAAATAAAACCAAGCTTGCCAACAATTTGTTGAACTAATATTTGAACTAGTGCTGGGTTTGCCAAAAACTGGTTAGCTACGCCTATCTGCAAAAGTGTGTCAATTATGCTTTTTATAAAAGCGCATAGCATCTTAAAGAAATCAAGCCAACTTGCTACAGATCCAGCTCTAATCATTGATATTGCAAGTTCACCTAGTTTGGTTACTATCATACCAATAACAACAACAGACGTTATTGCACCACCCCCAGCAGTAAAGCATGAATTTACTGAGGTCAATAATTCTTTAATTGTTTTTGCTAGGTTAAGCTCAGGACATTGGGCCTTTTCTTTTATGCCCTCATTTTCAACAGTTAAAACCTCAACCTGTCTATTCATTGCCTTGATAAATAATTCGTATCTATTCACACATTAAAATACACTCAAGGCAAAACATATGATAAGTGTATCTATTAAAGAATATGAACAGTCTCAAAGCTAAAATAGAAGTTTTAAGAGTTGCTCTTAGTGCAGCCCCACCGTCTACACCACCAAGATGCAAAGCAATAATAGAAAAGTGGGCAAATATAAGAGCAAAAATAAATCAGGCTTACGAGGCTGGTGTAAGCCAAGTTAATGGTTTAACTTTAAACACTCTTGGTAATGTTTGGGAGTTTGAAATCTGGAACTCTCAAAACGGAAATCCCTTTCCGCCAGAAATGTTTAAGTTTTCCGTTGGCCAAGGGCTTTACGTTACAACAAATCGATATCCTCCAGCTGCTGCAATGCAGCAGCCACAATTGAGCACACCAAGCCCTCAAAACGATCCAAATTTAGCTAAAGAACAGCGACTCCAGTGCATAAAAGCATTAAGAAAATGCGCGCTTCTGAGAGGCTATAAAGATTCGCAATCGGGCAAATACATACGCGGAAAATTTGATCTGATGTATTCGGCAGATGTTCTTGAGGCTATAGAACTAGCAACAAAGGGATGTGAGCCTTACGCGTCTGCTGGTGGTAATAGAAACGCAACAACGTCTGACAAGCGAAACTTTTTTCAAGAGCAAATACGCGGTATAGAATCCGAGTTTAGATCTAATGTTAATGATACCCCTGTGTGCAAATCGTGTACGCAACAAAGACCAGCACAAACAGCTCCAGCAACACCATAAAATAATAGCCCGGAAATAATAATGAACCCTATTGATAAATTAAAATTTGTATTAGCAAAAGAGCAAACAGACTGCGCGAAGATAAGCGCTAAATATGCAAAAAAATAGCCGCTGCTAATTCCTGCAAATCGAAGGGACTTGAAGCGGCAGATAAGATTACTTGGCTAAATAATAATAACACTAATGCTGGATTTGAGCCTTTTACTTGGACCTGGGAGCGATGTGCTCCAGAAGGAGAGACTTCTTTTTTTCCTGAGGGTAATAAAAATCCTTTAACAGGTGGTGCTAATAGCCCAAACCAAGACGGTGGTGGTGGATCTATGAGGCCACCACGTGGTCGTGGTGCTGTTATGCCAGCGGTTCTGACCCCAGTCGTAATGGATCCTTCAATGGGACCTCCATCAAATCGAGCGCGTCTTGATGCACGGCGAAGCGAAGAAAAATGCAACATTCTAAAAAAGCATAATGAAATTCTTTATTCTTTAGCTGTAGAAAAAGAAAATGAACTTTACGCTGGCGGCTGCGACCCGTACCAAGAAAATGTTAGGAACAGAACACAGTTGTTGGATGATAAAAAAGACAACCTTAAAAACAAATTTCTTAAAAACCGAGATTTAATAGAGGGAAGAAAACCGTGCAAATAAAATTAATTGTTGCAATTGCTAAGCTGGCAACAGCTGTAAGAGAAAATTACGCTGTGGTTCCTTGCACACTAATGAAAATTAGCCCCTCCAAAAGAGCATTACGCTGCAATTGGAAACCAACAGATATATCAAAGATTGCTTCTGATATAGCAATAAAGGCTAAAACTCAACAGTTGTCTTCTGAGTGTGTTGAGCAAATAGTTCGATCATTTTCAGACACTTTTAATATGAAGTGTGGAAACATGGGAAAAGGTATGTACTCTGGTGCCTACCAGGCTCTTAGATCTGATCTTGTTAGACGTGGTGTAATTAAAACAACAACCAAGACTAGCAAACCAACCCCAAAACCAAATTATAATAAACCATCGGTGCTTGTACCAGATTCACCAAGACCATACGAAACAATACAAATGCCAAATGTTGACATTATTAGATAATCTGTGTATAATAAAAAAGGATATATAATTCATGTCTTTAGAAAATTCAATAAATCGATTAACACAAGTAATTAAAGCAGCTAATAATCGTATGTCAGCACCAACTAGTTCTTGGTTACCTGGCGACGACCAATTTCCTCGCGATAACAGCGGGACTTCCAAATGCGCCGGTGTAAGAGCACAAATTACTAATAATCCTAATATAAGAATATTGGGCTGTCTTGAAGAGACTGGTCGCGCTCCCGGTTGCCAATGCACTACTTATCAAAGAGCCGTTCCTGGTGGCGCTATTTCTACAAGCGGACCAGTAGCAGTTCCATGTAAATTTAGTGAATGCATAACACTGCCTGTTATGTTTTAATAGTTAGTGTATAAAAAATAAGGAATAACCATGTCACTAGAGAAAGCAATTCAAAAACTTACAAATGCAATTACTGCTGCAACAATGGACCCATCTTTAATGGGAGGGCCAGGGGGGTCAAGACCACCAAAGAAACCAAAAACTTATGGTCCAATTAAGATTGTTGGCTCTGATGGTCAAGTCAAAGACTGCGAATGCGTTGAGGTAGCTGGCCAATCTAATGGCTGTGTTTCGGCACAGTGTCCAGATGGTAGTTTTTGCAGAGCGATGGATTATGAGTGGAGGTGCTGGGCGCCATTTAGACTTCCAGAGATAGTGGGCTAATTAATTAGAAATATTTTAAAACAGCCCTCCTTAACAGGAGGGTTATTTTTTGTGTATAATAAATAATAACAAACCCATTATGTCTTTAGAAAAATCAATTCAAAAACTAACCCAGGTAATTCAAGCAGCTCAGTTAGGAAGCCAAGAACCTACGCAAAATATTAAAAGGCGTGGTGATATGCTGTATGACGATATTAGAGATCTTCCAAAAAATAGATTTGGTCAATCTGGTAAAGATTGCTACAATGCGCTCAAATTTATAGAACAAGTTCCATGGGAGATGGAGAGCTGCTGTACTGATGCTAGTACAGAGTTACCTGTTTGCTACTATAGAAATGAAAGGGGTGGCGAAATTTTTGTTCGTCACTAAAAAAACCAATTAAAATAGCCCTCCTTAACAGGAGGGTTATTCTTTTATTTAATATTTGTTTTTACGGATGCAAACCAGGAGCGCCCGATACAAACACGTGCCTTCCTATTCTAACAAGAGTTGCATCATGTTGCCTTCCATCTTTAGATCTTATTTTATCTGTCCACTTAACTTCTGGTGCTGGGTGATTTCTTGCTGATTCTTTTGCGTCTATGGCCCATAAATCTACATCTCCAGCAGTTTTAGGGTTTAAATACAAAAATGTATTTGCTGCTTCCTCTTCTGTCATGCCAGCTTCTTTAAGAGCTTGTATTCCTTGTGCTGGGCTAACATCTTCGTGTGAACTACCACCACGACAAAGACTTTTTAAATACTCTGCTCTTTGTCTAAACGCGCTTTCACTTGATCGTGGATCATATCCAGCTTTTTCTCTAGCTTTTTTATCCGCGCTAGGATAAGTAGTATTCCAACAGCTAAAGGCATTTAAATTTAACAACTCTCGAATGAGTGGACTGTCTGGTACACCAGCTGGTATTCTTACCTTAAGCTGTGTTCTAGAAGCTCTCCATCTAGCTCTGTTTTGAGCTATGGTCCAAACTAGAGATTGACCAGCTACATCCTCTCTTGAACCCTCTCCACATATAGTCGCTTCTCTAATATAAGCTTCTGTTATTGGATCTGGTGCTGCTTCTGGTGCTGGTTCTTCATTAAGAAGTGGTGGTATGCGCGGAGAATTAAGATCTGGTGGCGGTGGGCAAGCTGGAACCCTTACGCTTTGTGGTTGAACAACAATTTCGCTTCCAGGCTCACCTACAATGTTATCAATCGGCGTATTGTCCCCTAGTCTTATAAGCCGCCACTTACCATTGGAAGGAACTCCTACTGGTGGCGGTGTTGTTGGATAGTTAATTTGATTATTACCATCCATATCATAAGCATGAACAGGAGTTGTTACATTTACCGGCATGCCATTAGGGCCATTTACAACAGTAGTTACTGTATATATAGTAGAGTATCCTTCTCCAATAAACCACGCAAATACATAGCACGTAAATCCTGGGCCTTCGGTTTCGTTTCTTGCTGGAATAGATCCTAGCTGACCGTCTTGATTATAAGCCTTTAGAATAAATTTTAATTTATCAATTGATCGCACATAAACTTATACCCGAAGAACTATATAGTTGGAAACTTTTTACGTTGACTTTGAGTTGGGTTATAAGATAATCCCTTTGTTATTTTTGAGAATACTGTTTTAAATCTTTTAACTGTATTTTCAGGAACCGCAAATGGAGCTATATAAAATCCAAACTGATAGCACCCTGGATTGTCTTCTGCATCAATAGAGTATGTAGCAAAAAATCCAGCGTCTGTTATTCCCGTTAAAGTAAGCTGCCAAGAGCCTGCGAACAAAACGTTACCTGCTCCCTCATAAGAAGCTGCTAAAATATTGTTTTGTGCATCGTAAATCGTTACGGCTTGAGGTGGACAGCTTAAAAGTTCAGATAGGAACCCTGAACCGTTTAATATTACGGAACTTGCTGTTCTGCTACTTGTAGTAATTGTAGGCATTTAAAATTTTGGCAATTCATTTCTAGTTTTTTTCGAGACTTTTAAACGGCCATTACTAGAAGATCTTGTCGTTTTAATCCCAAATCCATAAAATGCTGGTACGGTAACAATATTAGAAGTATATGTCAAAAGTGGGTTGTTACTAGTTACCTCAACTTTATATTGACCACTAGCAGTTGATCCGTGCTTATGAGTATACAGCCAATATTCTTTTGTAATAAACGGTGGTTCTCCACCCTCATTATCTACGTACGAAAAAATTACTGTAAAACTTGGCTCACCAGCGGCTTTGTATGATAAACTATAAGTTAGCGTTCCCTCTTTAGTGTCTTCAAGGAATGGAAATAAAAGACTGCCAACATAACATTCAAGTGTTGTTGATGACTCGTCTCTGCCATAAGCAAAAAGAGTTATATCAAATGTTACTACTGGTGGTCTTTGTTGAGACATTTTAAATATGCGATTGTTGTATTGGTCTCAATTCGACCCTTCCTCTACCACACATCTTTACAAGACCCATACGTCTGCGCATTTCACGTATTGACTTTAGTGTTCTGCCCAAAGTTGACGCTATTTCACAGTCTCTCATTTTTCCAGCTTCTAGCTTTAAAAAGTTCTTATGTTCTTCACTCCATCTTTCTTTTTTATCCTGCATAATATTCTCCTGTAATTAATACACCTTTCTAGTCTATAATAGAACGTGAAAAGGCCTCAGAAAGACACAGTTGCCATCTTTTTGAAAAAATTCTCAAAAACTTCTGGGGCTAAAATCTCAAGGGAAGAGGTCTTGTCTCTTATTGAAAAAATAGCGCAAACGCATATGACAAAAACATTTGCGTATATGACAGTAGAAGATATAGCATCACAGACTCGCCTAATATGCATGCAACAGTTAAAATTTTATGAACCAGAAAAAGGCGCTGGTTGGGATGATATTAATTCGCTAGAAAGATGGCTTAATCGTGTTGTAAAAAATAGACTTAAAAATTTTTATAGAGACCATTGCGGTAGTCTTAATGAACAACACAAGAAAGCACGAGTCTCTTTAAGCGCCAAGGCAAGAAACACAAAAGAAGACGCTATTGCATACGAACCAGCAACTGGCAAAAATGAAACGGAAAACTCCGTTGTTTTTGCTGAACTAAAAGATTTTATGGAATCTCGTTTATCTAAAGAGGGGCGAGAAATATATAGAGCCTGCTTATCTGAAGAACCAGTAAACTCATACTATAAAAACAAACTCAGAATAGAAATATCACAAATCATGCAGGAGTGGACAGATGGCAAAGCGAATTGAAGAAGCTGATAAGGTTTATATAGAAAATAACTGTAAATATAAAACTGATGCTGAAATAGCCAAACATATTGGCTGTTCTGTAAAAACAGTTGAGCGCTATAGAAAAAGCATTGGCATGATGAAAAATGCGACTAAAGATCCGGTTGTTATAGTTGAGGGTCGCAGAGAAAATTATAATAGAGATATATTTGACTTTCACGTTCGCTCTTTTGAAACAAGCCCGAGGGGCGGTAGAATTAAAAAACAGCTTCCGCCAGACGAATGGACTCTTTTTGCCGAAGAATGGGCAAATTATAAAATTCAACTTGAAGATTTAACACACACAGAACAAAACACCGTTGAGCAGCTTATATTTTTAAAGCTAAGAATAGACAAAAATCAAAAAGATTATTACGAAGCCATGAGAATACGAGATTCTATAATGGCTGAAAATGAAATTGTTGATATTAAAGATCTTGATTTATCTGACCCAAAGCAGGCCGAGCTTTACCAAAAGGTATTTAATTCTTCAATAAGAGCTACGGATCTTAATAAAGAGTATAAAGATTTACTTGAAAAATCTACAAAGTTAAATGAAACACTAAATGCCACAAGACGGCAAAGAGAAGAAAAGGGTAAGGTTGGTGGAGATACGTTTTTTTCTCTTTGCAAAAAGTTTGAATCAATGCAAACACGAGAAAAAGAAGGCCGTATGGCAGAACTGCTTCGTATTTCAATGGAAAAGAAAAAAGACGAAATGCGAAACGCAATAGAGTTTATGGATGGAGAATTGGCCCCACAGTTAATGGACTCAGAAACAATAGCAAAGGTTAGAGATCAACAATGAAAACAGCAATAGTAACAGGTTGTCCTGGACAAGACGCATCATATCTATCAGAGCTTTTACTAGAAAAAGGCTACAAGGTATATGGAATATATCGCCGCAGCTCTACGGAAAAGAGCGCATCAAATATGGCGGTTGCAGAAAGACATACAGACTTTCATCAGATCAATCTTGATATAACTGATGCTTCTGGTGTCTTCAGTATTATTTCTCATATTCGACCAGACGAATATTATAATCTTGCAGCAATGTCTCATGTTGGACAAAGCTTTAAAGAGCCAATCTCTTGCGCTTATGTAAATGGAACTGCGGTTACAATTGTTCTTGAGGCAATTGCAAAACACTCTCCACACACAAGATTTTATCAAGCTTCTACATCAGAGATGTTTGGTGGAATAACAGAAAGACAATCTGAAACAACACCATTTGTTCCTCGAAGCCCATATTCTGCGGCCAAGCTATACGCTCACAACATCGTTGATATCTATAGAAAATCATACGGAATATATGCTTGTTGTGGCATTCTATTTAATCACGAAAGCCCTAGACGTGGTTTTGATTTTGTGACTAGAAAAATAACTAGTGGAATAGCAAGATATAAACTTGGTCTTTCTGGCCATATAGAGCTTGGAAATCTTGCGGCTAAAAGAGATTGGGGCCACGCTAAAGATTATGTTAGAGCTATGTGGATGATGCTACAGGCTCAAGAACCAAGCGATTATGTTGTTGCAACCGGTGAAACAATTTCAATTAAAGATGCCCTTGAGTATGTTTGTGGCATTGCTGGAGTTGACCCAAATGAAGCCTGTAAAATCAATCCAGCATTTAATCGACCATTAGAGGTAAATGTTCTTTGTGGAGACCCATCAAAAATTAAAAGGGAGCTAGGGTGGCAACCAGAATACACCTGGCGTGACTTGCTTTATGAGATGTATCAACACGATTACAGTATTAATTACTCTCAAAGTGTATTAAATAGTAGTGGCAAAGAAAAGGTTGAGGAAACCCAGGTTCAGGCGTAGAGATGGTCGATACTCACCAGAGTATTGGAGCTTCAGAAAAGAAGTTCTTAAAAGAGATGGGTTTTGTTGTCAGTTTCCTGGGTGCAGTGAAAAACGCGGTCTTGAAGTTCACCATATAAAAAAATACGCTAGCTCTGCAAGGCTAAGAACAGAAAAATTTAATGGTATAACGCTTTGTAAAAAACATCATGATCAAGTAACTGGAAAAGAAGAACAGTTTGAATCGGAGTTTTTTAAAATAATCTGTCAAAAAAACACCGAAGAAATACAGAGGATAAATGAACTCCGGAAACAAGGGTTCGCTAAAGAAGGCCCAAAAAACACTAGAGAGCGTTACGTACGCAAACGTAATCATTGATAATCAAGAAAAAAAACCATGGGACTTTACTGAAAAGCTACCGTCCAAGTTTTTTGTAAAAAATGTTACAGTAAAAAATCTTGAGTATGGCGATTACACTCTAGATGGTTACGATCTTCCAGAGTTTAAAAACAGTATTATAATTGAAAGAAAAGCGTCTGTAGAAGAGCTTTTGGGTAATGTTGGAAAAAACTGGGAAAGATTTCAAAGAGAGCTAGACGGACTTCAAAAATATTCAAGAGCGGTAATAATAGTAGAGGACGATCTTCATGACGCCTATGCAAAATACATGGGAAGAAATCCAAAAAAAGGAATGTACTTTACCTTACCACCAGACTTTTTACTTTCTCGAATAACAGAGATAGATTACAAGTGGGGTATCAAAACTTTATTTTTAAGCAGCAAGTATTTTGCAAGACGATATGCCTGTAATATGTTTAGATCAATATTAGGAGAAGTTAAAAATGAATCTGAGCCAAGAGTATCTTGATAATTTATATCTAGAGCTTGGAGACACTAGATCTCTTGATATATCTAATCCTATAGATATATACGCACCAAAAGAAAGAACCGCTGAAGAACTTATTAAAATGGGTATGGACCCACGATATGTTGGATTTACTGCAAAACACTTTCTTGGTGTTAATTTATTTCCGTATCAAATGGCTGTATTAAACGAAATATGGAATAAAAGACTTCCAATTTTGATTGCAACTAGAGGTGGCGCAAAAACAACCATGCTTGGTATAACGGCAATACTAAAAGCTATGTTTAATCAAGGCTCTAAAATAGTAATTGCTGGTGCTGGTTTAAGACAATCTGGTTTAGTGTTTGAGTCTATGGAAAATATTTGGAAGAACGCTCCCGTTCTTCAAGATATATGCGGACCAAACAATGGACCAAAACGAAGCGTGCTTGGATTCAACTGGGATCTTGGTGACAGCAAGATCATGGGCATTCCAATTGGTACAGGTGAAAAAATCAGAGGTCTGCGTGCGAATGTAATTATTGTTGACGAGTTTGCGTCAGTTAACCCTGATATTTTTGAGGTTGTAATTAGAGGCTTCGCAGCAGTACAAAGCCAAAATACTTTTGAGAAAGTAAAACAAGAATATATACGAAGAGCAATCCAAGAAACTCTTGGTGAAGACGCCGTAGATGACACGTTAAAAAATAAAGGCAATCAAATAATACTAGCTGGTACTGTTAGCTATCAATTTAATCATTTTTATAAATACTATCAAGATTATGCAAACATTATAGCTTCTGATGGAAAATCAGGAATTAATCCAAGTGAATACGCAATAGTCAGAATACCTTTTGATCAAATGCCACCTGGTATTATGGATGAAACCATTTTAAATCAAGGTAGGGCCACAATGGATTCTGTTATTTTCAAAATGGAATATGGCTGTGTGTTTGCAAAAGACTCAGAAGGATTTTATCCAGCGTCTGCAATATATGCCGCCACAAGCCCAATTAAAACTCCCGAGGGAGATATATCTTTTACTGTTGAGTCATACGGAGACAAAACAGCTAAATATGTTCTTGGAATTGACCCAGCATCCGAGCGAGACAATCTTGCAATCAGCATTATCAAAGTAACAGAAAACGCTAAACAACTTGTTTTTTGCTGGAGCACTAACAGAAAGCGATTTGAAGCTGATAAGAAGAAGCATCCAGATAGATACAAAGAAATATCTGATTATAACACCTTTATTCTTAGAAAGATACATGAGCTTTTTGCCAGATTTAACATAGTTAGAATGCATTTAGACTCTGGTGGTGGTGGTAGATCCATTCTTGAGGGTCTAAAGGACCATTCTAAACTCAAAGAAGGTGAGTATTGCATATACGATATGGATGACGAAGAGTGTTCTGATAAAGTTGGCCTGCACGTTATCAAGGTAATCGAATTTTCCTCTAGAGAGTGGTATGAAGGAGCACATTTTAATCTGCTTAAAGATATCACAACTATGAAAATACTCTTTCCAGAATACGATGCTGTGGGAATAGAGCAGGCAAAAATACTTGGTTTGGAATCGGATGATGATTACAATCACGATAACATACTATCCGAGATAGAAGAATGTAAGTATCAAACCACCTTGATACAGGAACAAACCACAGCTAAAGGACAAAAAAGATGGGATCTGCCAAGGATAAAAGGGGTGGTGACAGAGGGCGTAAAGCTCAGACTTAAAAAAGATCATTTTACAAGCCTTTTGCTAGCAAATGATGCTGCAAGAAATCTTAATACTGAGCCGCAGCAGCAAATATCTACCTTTGGTGGATACTCTTCAAAATATATAGTGCAAAACAACATACGCTCAGATGCTATGTATCAAGGTCGTGGAATGAGAAAGATGAAAGGCACCCAAAGATCTTCAAATATTTCTATAGAAGAAGGCAGACAGGGAAACATAGCGTATTAGTGTATTAAACAAATAGCTATAATGGTGTAACATGTCAGAGGAACAGAACTTTTATATATCGCCAGATGCAGATAAACAAGATGGCCTAAACAAGCTTGGCAAGGCTATGGCTGGTCAAGACATGGCTGTTGCAGGATTCTATTCAAATCTTGAAGAGAACATTTCTGTTCGTCCGCCATTTACAAGAACGACATACGAAAGATTTAGACCGCACGAGAGAATTCCAGATAAAGATAATGATATAATGACCTCCTGCCGAAACGCTTATCAAAGCGTCGGTGTCATTAGATCGGTTGTTGATCTAATAACCGAAACAGCAGTTGAGGGTCTTGAAATTGTAAGTGAAAACGAAAACATTAACAACTTCTTTAAAGTTTGGTCTAATAATGTCTCCTTAAAAGAGCGTGCTGAAAGATTTGCCAATTATTTTGTTGTTGAGGGGAATGTTGTTGTTCGAAGAAAGACATCGCAAATTGATACTCCTACAGCACGTAGAATGAAACGAGCTAATGCTGTTGAAAAAATTGATATTCCAACAGAATACGTTTTTTATGACCCACAAACAATACGTCTTCTTGGTGGCGAGCTTGCTATTTTTTCTGGCGTAAAACGCTGGGGAATTAAAGTAAGTTCATCCCAGGTTCAAGACTTAAAAGATGCTTACGCACAAGATAAAAGCATACTTAAGAGCGTGCCAGAGGAAATCAAGAAGTTAATTGGTGATAAAAGCAATATAGGAGAGACAGTAATACCAATTCCAGAAGATGAGGTTTACGTTGCTCACTATAAGAAAAAAGACAGTGAAATATGGGCAAAAAGCTTTATATTTAGTATTTTGCACGATGTCATATACAATGAAAAATTGCGTATGGCAAAGATAAGCGCTCTTGACAGCTGGTATAACTCTGTTCGTCTTTGGAAGCTTGGTGATCACAAATCAGAAATTTTACCAGACACTGGGTCAATAGTAAAATTAGCAAAGATACTCGAAAACCACACTGGTGGCACACTTGATGTCATTTGGGATTCAATGCTTGATTATCAGCAGTACTTTCCGCCAATAGAAAAGCTTCAAAACTTTGACGAAAATTATGAGTCAATGCTTCTTGGTTTGGGTGTGCATAAAAGCTTAATTGGTGGTGATAGCAATGTCCCAGGAAGCTCAGATTCATTTATTGGCTTAAGAAATTTAATGAAGCGGATAGATTGTGTTAGAAGAGCAATGGCCGATTGGATTACAATAGAAATAAATCAGATTTGCGATGATATGGGGTTTCAAGATAAACCAACAGTTAGGTTTAACAATGATAACTTGTTTGATCAGCCAAGTTATTTTAAATTGCTAATAGAGCTTGCTGATAGAAATATAATATCTAATCAAACCATTCTTGAAAAGATTGGTGAAATGTGGAATATTGAAAAAACTAGAGTTAAGAATGAAAGCGAATCTCGAAAAGATGGTGAAGTTCTTGATAAGCTTAGTCCGTTCATTCAAACTATTATTCCTGAAAGCAATCATAAAAAGGCCAAAGAACTGCAGCAGTTGCGACAAGAACTACCTAGTGCGAAAGAACCACCAGGTCAAGCTGGTCGCCCCGATGGATCAAAAGATACTGTTACAAGAAAAGTTAAGAAAAAAACTCGGGCTGATAAAAAGAGCACTTAAGTAAATAACAATTAAAAATTGTGTATTAGCTCAGGAGGCAAATATGCCAATTGAGCTTTTATCAATGATCGGCGGTAGCACTCTAGGGTTTGTTTTTAGATACCTAGCCGAAAAAAGACAGGATGAAAAAGAGCTTTTCGAAAGAGCGCTCGAAGCAAACCGGCAGACGACATCTAATCAAGATCAAGCATCAAAGCGAGTTCCTATTGATGTTGGTAAAGGTGTTAGACAGCTAATAGTACTAACTGTTCTTTTCGGATCAATAGCGGCACCATTTATACTTCCGTTCTTTGGTGTTCCAACTTTTGTTGAGGTAGATGCAAAAAATCCAGAAGTTCTTTTTGGGATAGTTCCAGAAACAACTCGCAAGTTTTTTGTTGAAGTAAATGGATTTTTATACTCATCTGAAAATAGACAGATACTTTTAAGCATTGTTGGTTTTTACTTTGGCACATCTGCAGCAGCGAGGAAGTCATGAAATCAATACCCAAACTAATTTGGCCAATTTTTCTTGTGCACTCAATAGTTGCCTGCGACACTACACCAAAAATAATACCAGACCAAACTGGTGACAGTGCAGTTATGTTATCAATTAAAAAATCAATTGAGCATCAATCAACTGATACAACTGGCTATGGTTGGCTTTTTTGGTATGCCCCTGTTGCATTTATAGCACTGCTTTGGGCATATAGAGAATTTATTAGAAAACCATTGCTTTGCGATGATGGCGATGTAAAAGACGAGCCAGCGGAAAATAAGGAAGAGACTACGTGAAAGCCTAATTGGGATTCGGCTAGCCATAGCTATGCACGCTAGCTTTTATGCCTGATCTAGGCTTTCACTATTAACTTTTTTTAATGTACCATCAATATACTGAAAAACCAAAAACGAAGAAGGCACGTCTTCTTTATTTTTTTCAGCTCGTCGCTTTGCTCTTTTTAATTCATCTTTAGTTAAAAGAAGCGGATAAACGTCTCCGTCTGATTCCAAAAACGCACAAAAGTAATAAAACATAGCCTCGAGCGGCTTTTTATTCTGGTTGCGAATTGCATTCTTTTTCTTCTTCATCTAGATAAAATACACCATTGTCCTCAGAAACACACCAGCGATCACATGTTTCTGCACTCCAATTTGATTCAGAAACACGATATCCACACTCCCCTGGATTTGGTTTATTTCCAATAAAGTACGCATCCTTAAAAGCAATTCTATTTGTTGGAAGTGCTGCAATTTGACCATTATCTAGTTTTATTAAATGAGCGCATTTATCTTGGTCCGATGTGCTAACAAAAGATGTGTCTGGATTTCCATCCTTGAGCCACTCCACTGAACACCAATACTCACCACCCACCACTTTTTTATTTCTTAAAAAGCAATCGCACTGGTGCCCAAGTAAATAATCCCACTGAATTACCTGTGTCTTTTCCGTAAAACAATCCCATAGCTGTAGATTCTCAAGATCATAGTACTCAATTTTTTCATCAGCATCAGGCTTGTACCACCACATTGAATGAATGGGAAGACCACGCCAGTGTGCTCCAGACTTCAACATTACATGAAAAAGGAGCGCTCGTGCTCTCATTGATTTAACACCAAAGATGTACCCCTCCGTAAACCCCTCTATATCTTTGTCCATATTATATAGAAATTGATTTTTAACAAATACTTTCAGGACTGGAGTGTTGGTGTGCATGAAATATTATAGGGCTTTTAGTCTTTAAAACTAATGTGTATATCAAATCATGAAGGTCTTTGAAGGCGAAAAAGAAATAGCGTCACTTGTAGCTAACAATAAAACAAAGTGCGATTCTACTTTGGTTACTGATATTTCAGTAAAAACAGATTCGCTAAATAATGTCTGCAAAGGGAATGCATGCGCAATTGCCTCTATTGCACCCAATGGATACAAGCCAACGGATGATGTAACTACATTATCCTCAATACTTGTAAGTGATATATGGAATGCAAATGATGATGTCTTCACATCCGAAGAAATTCTATCAAGATACTCTACTGCAAAATTTAAACCAATAAACTGGATGCATAAGGGTTCTGAAGACACCGAAAATGAAAATATTGGCGTGATGCTTGAGACCACCCTGGTCGAGGGTGATGTCCCTGAAGTTAATATAATCAAAGCTGAAGACGCTTCTTGCAACGATCCTAGAGCTTGCAGTGGCAAAATACACGTTAAACAAGATGGCATTATTTGGTCTGGCTATTTTCCAACCTATGCACAAAAAATTAAAAAAGGAATTCAAGACGGTAAGCTTTTCGTTTCAATGGAATGCTTCTTTGAAGATTTTGGTTATGCTTTAAGAAATAGCGAAGATTCTGAAATTATATTCCTTGACAGAACTGATGCAAACTCAAAGATGTCAAAGGATCTTATTGCTTTTGGTGGCAAGGGAACAACTCAATATAAAGGTCAGAAATATCAAATTGGTAGATGGCTGAAGAAAATAACCTTTTCTGGCCAAGGCGTTGTATACGAGCCAGCAAACAAGAAAAAGAACAAAATATACAGCATAATTTTTGCTCAAACAGCACAGGAACTTATGGACGCAAATTCTCCAATCTCAACTCTTCAAGAACCTGGTGCTGTTTTAAATCCTGCAGAGATGAGAGACGATACTTCAAATCTCGCTAGAACAGACACGCCACAAGATCTCAAAAATAAAAGAGAGATGCCAACAACATTTACTGCACCATCAGACGGCTTCCTATTCTTTACCGAAAAAGAAGCTGAATCTGTTGGTAAGATTAAGCTTGGATGTACTGGGTATCACCTTTATCAAGAAAACAGACATGGCGATAAGCCACTACTTTATTCCGCGCTGATTGCAGATCCAACAGATCTTGAAAAGCAAATGGCAATACCACAGTATCGTCCATGCCAGGACGAGCGCGAGCTTCGTTTTGTTCTTAAAGAACTTGGTATTTCACAAGAATCAGAGAACTCTTATTATATAGATAAACCAGAAGGCTCTTCTCAGCTAGCTGTTGATGATGAGGGAAATCCATTAACGCCTTGCGGAACTCAAACATTTGACCCTAAGTTTCCAGCGTGCGTTGTTTCATATAATTCCACCACTAAACAATGTACTCGAACCAACGCACCATCTAATGAAAACAATCCAAATTGTGCTGAATTTAACCAGCTAGCACAAGGCCCAGAAACAGCCATGGGCAATATTACAAAACAGCTTTCAGAGACTTTAATAAAAAATAAAAATAAAGTGTATAAAAATAAAGAGGAAAAAATGTCTGAACAAAACATCACAGAAAATGCCCAAATCACCGAGCTTAAAGAGCAGCTCTCATACGCAGAACAAGCAATTGTTTTGGCTACTTCACACATTGAAAATATGAACTTCAAGCTTTCAAGACTTGATGAGCTAGAGAGTTTTAAGGCTCAAGCTGAGCAAATTATTGAAGAGGCGTATGATAACAAGGTTGCACAAGACAGACTCACCGAAATGCGTGAAATTGTGGGCGAAAGCTATACAGAAGAAGATTTACCAGAGCTAAAGGCTATGTCTGAAGCGTCTTTTGCCGAACTCCGTAAGGCTGTAAGCAAAGTCAGCTCAAAGATCGAAAAAGTAATTACAGAACAAGAAATAGTAGCAAAGGCTTCTCATGCAATTTCACAAGCAAAGAAGCAACAAGCTCAAACACCAAATTTTGTTGTAGCGACAAAGCATGAGAACAAGGCCGACGTGGCGAAAAATCTCATAGCTCATGCGCTACGAAGAAAATAATTAAAGCAAATTTTAAATTTGTGTATTATAAAATAAAGGTAAAACAATGGCATTAAAACCTGATAGAAACGAACTCGACGTAGACATCTCTTATTTCTGGGCTACCGGCATTGGTTACGGTGGCGAGCGTGGTGGTTGGGTCAGCGCGACTGGCTCAACTGTTGCTTCTGGTGCCGCTATGGATCAAGCCGCTAACCAAGTTTGGTACAACCTAAGCGCAACAGGCCTTCGCCCACTAGGCCTTCTCCTCAACGATGTAGTAAACATCGATCTCACTAGACAGATCCTCAACCCATACAAGAGCGAGGTTCAAGTTGGTGATAAGATTACCCTTCTAAAGAAGGGCTACGTTGTAACAAACAGGGTAGTGGCCTCAATTGGCCCAACCACCGTAGCTGTTGTTCCAGGTGCTACTGCTTACACTGGCCCAAGTGGTTTCATTACAACTGTTCCAAGCGGCGCACTTGGTTTAGGTACTCTAGCAATCAACGCCACAGTATTCAATGCTCACATTAACAGCCCATCTGGCTCATACGTAATTGGTAAATTCCTCTCGAAGCTTGACGAGGACGGTTACGCTAAGGTTTACGTTGATCTATGATAATTGCGCTGATCTAAAATAAAAAAGGTATAAAAACAATGAATAACGAAATAAAAGACAGCGTAGAAACACAAGAATTAACCGATGCAGCAAAGCAGCTGCTTTCCGATGCTGGAAGCAACGATAAGGCCGTTTCAATGAGAGCGCAAGCTCAAATTGCTAAGGGCATTGCTTCAGCCCTGAACGAGTTTAACTACTCTGAGGCTGTTGAAGGCCCAATCAGAGAGGGCATACTTAAGGGCGACGTTGTTTCTGATATTTTCGTCACCGAAGATTTCAGCACCACCAATGACCTTAGAATTCCACTAGATCTTCTTGCTCCAGGCACAGAGAAGGATCACGTTGCCTACGTCATTCCAGACCACGGCAAGATCCCAATGCGTAGAGTTGAGGCTGATTACATTCAATTGAACACCTACATGGTAGGCAGCTCAATTGACTGCACTAGAAAGTTCCTCAAGAACGCTAGATTCGACGTTCTTCGTAGAATGATCGAAGTTCTCAACATGTCCTTCGTTAAGAAGAACAACGATGACGGTTGGCAGACTCTTCTTGCTGCTGCCTACGGTCGTGGTATCGCCGCTTTTGACGCTGACGCTCCAGCGGGTTCTTTCACCCCAAAGCTCGTTAGCCTCATGAAGACCATCGTTCGTAGAAACGGTGGTGGTAACTCCACTAGCACTAATCGTCGTAAGCTCACCGATCTTTACATGTCTCCAGAGGCATTTGAAGACATGAGCGCGTGGGGTCTGAGCTTGGTTTCTGACGACATCAGAAGCTCCATCCAAAGAAGCGAAGAAGGCGCAGTCCGTGGTATGTATGGCGTAAACTTTCATGATCTTGATGAGCTTGGTGTTGGTCAAGAGTATCAACTCTACTACGAGGGCACTCTTAATGGCACCAAGGCTGCTGGTGATGAAGAGATAGTAATCGGTCTTGACCTCACTCAGCCCGACAAGTCTTTCATCCACCCAGTGTCTCAGAAGATCGAGATCACTGAAGATGAAAACCTCCACAGACACGGCCTAGTTGGCTTCTACGGTTCTATGGAAGGCGGATGGGCTTGCCTTGACGTTCGCTACATCCTCGCTGGCTCCTTCTGAGTTAAGCTAACGCAACTATTAAGAATCCCGTCCCTTTGGGGCGGGATTTTTATTTGTGTATTTCAATTAGAGGAAAAAATGCCATTAGCACCTACAAATCCAAGCAATGTTAGCGGAGTGACGAATCGCGCTATAGTTTATCAAAATCCCACAGTACAGCAATTTATTACATACGGAATAGTTGGTTTAACTTCTGAAAATATCGTAGCTAATCAATTTGTATACGACAAAACAATTAAGCCATTTGCCACAGGGTGGCCAGGAATAGACTCGAACGGCAGATATGTTTTTGCTTCAGAAAGCGGCCACCACGGTGAGCCTGTTGAGTCTATTTTAATATTCAACCCAGGACCAACAGCGATTCGTGTTGGTTACAACATACCAGTTTCTGGAAGCTGGTCGGCAGAAACAGGATTTCCTCTTGGCTCTGGCGATAGTATACAGTTTGGTGGTCAAAATATTGGCACAGTAAGAAATGCATGGGCAAAAACAGTTACTGGCGACATGGGTGTTCAAGTAATTTTCATTCAAACATATCCAAAAGATCATTGGGTCTAAAAAATGCCAACAGTAAACAGCTGGACAGATGTTTTACCAGAAAGATTGCGCTATTATATAGGCGATTTAGATTCGCCACAAAGATATACAGACGCAATTCTTCAAAGTTTTATTGTTTTAGGCGCTGCTGCTGTTGTTGCAGAAGTTCAGCTAATGTCTAATATTTTTCGTATAGATACAGCCAATAACACAATATCACCAGATCCAATCGTTGGCGGTACAGACACAGCCATTGCTGCATTATTTGTATTTAAGGCTGGGGCAATAGTTTCCATGTCTGAAATGAGAAGAGATGCAGCAAAATATGGTGTAAAAATTAGAGACGATGTTACTTCTTACGATGGAACCGCGGCCTTAAAAGCTCGTGGCGATTCTTATAAAATGTATCTAGAAAATTATGAGAAGGCTCGCTGGGCATGGGAGAGAGGTAATCGTGCAACACTTAAGGCCATCTTTGGAGCTTACGAAAGCGCCAATATTGGTCAAACAAGCGTCGATTTTTACTGGCCAACAATTAGTAGGAGATAAAGATGGGAAATCTGTCAAGCTCAGAGTTAAGCGCAATAAAAGCAGAATGGCGCAGTGTAGCAACTGACTTGACTGATGGCTTTGGTATGTCTTGTAAGCTTATTTTTGCTCATGCTGTTGAGGCTACGACTTCTGTTTCTCAAGACCCAATAGGAAAAAAAGAAGCCTTTATGCCTGGATTTGGTGGTAGATCAAACCCAAGACTTGTTCCTGGTATAGGTAATTCTAATTTACCAATAGCGCCCACTGGCTTAAAGATACTAGAAAACACAAAAACAATAATTGCACGAGTCTACGGAGCCAACAAGGAATACAAGGAGCTTAACCCAGCGGCTGGTATTTCCGAGAACGTGTGGAAAATGATTTGCGCAAAAGAGTATGCTCCAGATCTAGTCAGATGTACAGATGCTGTTTTTGATCCGTCATTTAAGGGTAGGGAAATAAAGGTAAAAATTTTAATGGCTCCAGTGCCTTATGGTCTTGGTGGTTATCACCAGGTAAAGACCTATTGGGTGGAGACATCAAATGGCTAAAGGCGCAAAAATTGGCGCTGAAATATTGATATTAGATCAGACAGAATACTCTGCCGCAATTAGACAGCTGCAAAAAGATCTACGTGGTCTTGGTGCTATTTCTAGATTAATGAAGCGCGCAGTTAATGTTGCTGCTAAAAAAACAGCCTCTTATTTAGCTAACAGATTTCGAGAGTTTGTCATGAATGATCCAAACATCAAACAAGCTATGAACGATCTTGAGCTTCGAGGCGCTCTTGGCTTGAGAAAAGAAAGCAAAGTTGAAGATTTAATCTTTAAGAAAGCCCGTGCATTTTTTAAAGTAGAAATAAACCAAAATGGCACAGACGGTACTGTACGATTTAAAAACGCAACTAGTTTAGACAAAATTGCCTCATCAATATCCTACGTCTCCAAAAGATCTTTTTTGTCTCCTTATTCAGATCAAAAAGTTAAAAAATCGACATCTCAAAAAATAAACTGGTTTGAGTGGTTGCTTCGTCCTTCTAAAGGTAATATTCAAGGATACAGTGTGTGGCCCGGGGTTGGAAATAACCAATCATTAAGTCCTAAACTACAGCCTCTTAAAGATACAATTTTACAAAACGTTGCCAAGCGATCACGAAGCGGAACCCACACAATGTTATTTGGTGGTTCTTTTGCTGTAAAGTCATGGGTAAATCGCAAAAAAGATATTAATATCGATGTTGAATTTGTAAAAACTGCCAACGAAGAAGCCGCTCAATATTTTCGTGTAGCCCTACAGGAACAGGTGCTAAAATATGGTGGAAATAAAAGAGGGGTAATTGCAGAGGGCAGAGCTGGAGGCCTAGAAGGCCGCGCTGTTTCAAGAGCCATTAGTGCAGAGGATCAAAACGAGGTATCGGAATTGGTAAAACAAATCATTGAAGCGGCTCAAAGGGGTCAAAAAACATTTATGGGCAAACCAATTCAGGGATTGCTAAACTTGGTTCGTGGAATACAAGGAGGATGATAAAACATGTTCAGGAATCTTACTTATTTAGGACAGTACAGTAACAGGGCGCAAATACGCGAAAATCTCACTTGGAGATTGCGCGAGTCTTTTATAAATATTGGGGCTTATTACAATATAGAGTCTGGAACAAAATCATTTGACGGCAGTGAAATGGCCGTCCTTAAACCATCTTACCGTCCCGAGCTTCATAACGCTTCTGGATTTAAGTTTTGGCAAGGATTAAGTTCCGATTGGGTTTGGGAAAACGCTTCACCAACTTATACTGGTGGATCAAATCCAATACAAGTGAGCGGTATTTTTATAAATGACGTGTTTTACCCCACTGGAACCACTGGTACATTTCAATACTATGTTGATTATGCTAGAGGTGGCATAGTTTTCACAAACGCTCTTACTGAAAGCGGAAACACTATTTATTGCAATAGATCAGAGCGTGTAGTATTTGTTTATCCAACCAAATCAAGCCAATACAAACTTCTTTTTACAGAGCATTTGAAAAGATTTGAAAATTATACCCCTGGATCTGGCGTAGATTCAATACCAAATGAACTTAGATCTTTTATGCCAGCTGTATTTATAGACGTTTCTCAATCTAATGGTGATCCTTTCCAGCTTGGAGACATTAATAAACTTCAAAACTTTAGTATAGCTCTTGATATAATCTCAGAAGATCCTGGGCTTCATGATACAATAGTTGATGCCACTCTTGCTTTAGCGGGTCAGGGCGTCAAGATGTTTGACGTTAATAATGCTATAGAAAACCGTAAGTATCCCCTAGACCACAAGGGGCAGGTGGAAAATAGAATAAGTGCTGATCAACTATACTCGCTTTACCCATGGAAAACTGGTCGTTTTGATTATAACCCCACAGAAATAGAAGGTTACACAGCTTTACCTATTTATAAATCTACAGTTGTGTTTGATTTTGAAATAGTTACCTAGTTGTGTATTATTATACGGAGACTACAAAATAAATGGCTGACAACAAAAGACTATATTACGCTGCATACGGAGTTGGTATTTCAAAAAATACTTCAGCTGGCACAGTTGGCTACACAACTGGCTGGATTCCCGTTAGCGGCCTACAAAGTGTTGGTATAGATACAACCTTTAACCTCGATACCGTTTTCCAACTTGGTGAACTAGAGCTTTTTGACCAACCAGAAAATCTTCCATCTGTTGAGTGCACAATGGAACAAGTTCTGTGTGGCGCTACACTACTATCTTCTCTTGGAACCCAAGGTGCTACAACTGGTACTCTAGTCGGTCGTTTCTCAAATGAGCAGTGCAACATTGCTGTTGGTTTCTGGCAAGATACCGTTGATATAATGGGAACTGGAACAGCTTATGGTGGTCCGCCAAGCGGAACATGCATCATGAGCGGTATGTATGTTAACTCCATTAACTTCAACATGCCAGTTGATGGCAACTTCACTCAGAGCGTTACCTTCGTCGGAAACAATAAGTTGTGGGTTTATGGAACTGGCGTTTCCACCGCTACCCCAACTGGTTTCTTTAATCCAAATAACTTTGGTGCTGAGATCGACGTAACTGGCGTTCGAAGAAGATACAATTGGAACCCAACTGGTTCAATTCTTCCACGAAGTCTTGCTGGTGTAAGACCAATTGCTGCTTTCACTGGGGTTTCTGGTCCGATTCCAGCTAACACTTTACCAGCCTCTGGGCAAAGCGCAACTGGTGAAGACGGTGGCTATCTACCAAGAATTCAGTCCATTCAGGTCTCGACAGACTTTGGTCGCCCAGAAATCTTCCAGCTTGGTCGTCGCGCTCCATACGCTCGTTACATTGACTTTCCTGTTGAAGTAACCACAACTTTTGAAATTATTAACCGTGCTGGCGACAAAGTTTCTGCTATTGACAACACCGCAAACTTGACAAATGAGCCAATTATTATTGGTTTATATGACGGCACTGTTTTGGATATGGGTCTTAAAAACAAGCTTACCTCAGTTTCTGATACTGGTGGTGACACTGGTGGTGGTAACAGAACCACAACCTATACATATAGCTCTTATAATACCCTGTACATTAGAGATCCTAAAGACATTGCTGGTGCAGCAATCACTGGTCAGCTATTATCGACTGGTGGCGCAAACGTTGTAACTGCAGCCGCATTCTCTGGGCCACCAACCTAATCTTAGTTTTAGTCCTAAAGAAAGACCCGACCGAAAGGCCGGGTTTTTTCTATACTATTATAGTGATATCAGACTCTTTGGTTTACGCAGTAATATCGGGTGAATTCTGTATAGAGTGCAGTGGCAATTCTTACGTGTTCAGACAACCTGGAATTATTACATCTGCTAGAATATTTAATTCAAATAATAGCACAGAACAAAAGCTTAAAAAAGACGGATTTCTCTCTAGGGAAGAAGAGAAAGAGCTTTTATATAAACACGGACTTTGGAGCGACGATCTTGAAAACGAATTTGAAGAAGTAAAAAACTTTATCAAGGAAATAACACAGGCTCTTCCAAATTACCAATTTAAAGCAATTGAAAAAAATCTAATGCTTTCTCGTCGTAAAATGGCGGAAATTAGAATTAAAGAACTGCTTGATCTTAAGATGTCATTTTTTACCCAAACAATTGATTACCAGCTTAAGAAAAATCAAGCCTCATCGTTATTACCAAGCTCCGTATATAAAGATGGAAGTTTACTATGGAAAGATCAAAAAAGCTTTGATGAGGAGGAGAATGTTGAGCTAGTAAATTGTTTAATTGGAGAAACTCTACAAGAGTTCTATTCTGAAAAAGAAATAAGAAAAATCGCACGCTCTGAGCCATGGAGATCTATTTGGAAAACTTATAAGGGCGGTGGTGGTGATTTATTTGGGCGACCTATTGCTGATATGGCAAAATCACAAAGAGATCTTACGTATTGGTCTAGTATATACGATAATGTTTTTGAAAGTCATGAGAGACCAGAGTGGTCAATTATAGATGACGACGAGGCTCTTGATAAATGGTTTGAAGATCAATATAATAAGACATCTAAAAAGCTCACACAATTCACAACAAACCCAAGAATAGCTAGAGCAAAAGAGGTTTTCATTGTTGCACAAACACCTCAAGACGCACAAAAAGTGTATTCTACAATGAATTCACCACTTGGTCTTGCGAGTATACAAAGCAGGAATAGGACACTAGAGGTCAAGGGTGAAGCAAAGGAAGATGAGCTGCCAGATGTACGAGCAGACATACAAATTCAGCAAAATAATTTGAGGATGAAAAAATGAATTATAGAGAGGCGCGAGAAAGATTGCGTCTAATACAACAGCAAAAGCTGCAAGATCTTACCGAGCAGAAGTGCTCTGAGATTTTACAAAAATCTGCATGCTCAAGAATAGAAACTGTGTTTGTCGGCGCTGTTTCAAAAATAGAAGATTTCTTTGGGGTTCTCTGGGGAGAAAATGAAAAAATTGAAGAAGACCAGATGACCCCCGAGCAAAAGATATGGTTTAATAAGTTTCTTGATTTGCGAGAGTCAATATTTGACCAAGGCAATAAAGAAAAAAAGAAAATGTCTAGTGATATTGCTAACTTTAAAATATCAATCGTAGAAGCTAAAATAGAATTAGGAACAAACAATGGACGAAGTAAGAAAATTTGAATTTGAAAGTGTTAAATACAGAATTATTAAGCCAACAAACAAAATTCGCCGCGAAAGTGATGCGATTTATGCAAGAGCATATAGAGAAGCTATAGCAAATGGTCTTTTTCTTGAAGCTGAAGTAGAAAAAATACTAAAGGAGCGTGGGCTTGATCGTTATTCACGCGAAGAGGAGCGTCGTGAATGTGAAAAGAAAATTGAAAAACTTCTTTTGAAGCTCAACACTACCGAAGACAAGACCACTGGCATGAAGATTGTTGATGAAATTCGTGCCGCACGAAAGACACTCGATGAGGTTGATAACGCAAGATATGAGCTAAACTCTCAGTCTGCGACCCTTTTTGCTGAAAACCGTAGATTTAACTACTATGCTTTTGCCTGCTGCTCCCGTGAAGACGGTGGTAAGATTTGGGCATCCTTTAAAGAGTTTGAGGAAGATGATTCAGCACTTGCAAATCGCGCTGCTTCCGAAATAATGTCTTTTATCTATGAAGGAACTCAAGAAATTCTTCGCCAGATAGAAAAGCTTCGCCCAGAAAACGAATGGCTCGAAAAACACGGAGAAGAAGCCGATCAATCACCCGTTGTTGAAAAAGCAATTGGTGAAAGTAAGCCAAAGAAGAAAAAGGCCTCAGTAAAATAAACAAACTCTAGTGTATTTAATCTAGAGGACAGAACGTGGCAGAGGACTTCTTTTTAAGATTTGGCGCGCTTGTCAACACAATTAACGTAAACAAATCAGCTGTTGCACAGGCTGCAAAAGCTATCCAGGGCGCACTTAATCAAAAAGCTGCAGTTGAGGTGGCTGTTGACTTTAAACCACAAAATGCAGATGATCTATTCAAGCAAATAGCCCAAGTTGCAGCAGAGGCTAGAAAGATCATAAATGATCCGAAACTCAAGGTTGGTGCTGGTGGCGGAAAAAATGTAGATGATCTTTTGCGGTCAGTAAGTGCTCTAAAGGGTGCATCAACTGGTGTTCGAGAAGCAATTCGTTTAATACAGTTAAGCCCAAAAACATTTCAAGACTCACAAGATCTTGTAACTCTTTTTCAGTATCTTGGAGAAGAAATTAAGGTTCTTCAAAGGGATGCCAAAAAGGCAATAAAACTTGAATTTGATACAGATGCAATAGATAAAGCGCTAGAAAAAACAGAAAACTTAAAAACAAGGCTAGGAACACGACAGCAAGTTTTAGGATCATCAATAAGTCAGTTTATTCGCGCACGATCAGCTCAAGAAGAGCAGCGCGCACAGCTTGATCCATCTTATGTTGCAAAGTCTAGAGCTGACGTTCGATCTGAAGCGCTTACATTATTTGATCCATCTTCAGTAAACAATCTACGAGAAGCCAACGATCTTATAAATAAAGTTCGAGACGCAACGCAAAAAATAAGTGCGGAAAACTTTAAAACATCTAAAGATGTAAAAGACGCAAATGCTGCATCTAAGGTTCGCGAATCAAACGCAAACAAGATC